GCCGAACAAAACGGCGATCTCAACGCGCTAAGGCGCGTGAGATGCCTCTGCGTTCGCAAAAAAATATCGCGCGGCGGTAATCAAACCGTCCAGAACCGGCCCACAACGCGGGCTTCGCTCAAAAACGCGCTCGCTGCGGCATCGTTCTGCTCGATCTCTTTAGTGATCGCGTCAATCTGGGAGTTTCCGAAACCACCGGCGAGGGCGGGGAGGCCCGGGAGTGCGACTTTTTCAAACGTGTTGATATCGCGGTTCGTGGCGTGCTCGACATTCCAATAGAGCTTTTGATCGACGATGGGTATCCACGTCTCATCGACGGGCGCTCCGGGAGCGCTTCCGGCGGCGGAGACGAGATAGAGACGGGCGACGACGAGGCTATCAATTCCCGGGTCGCCGACAGCGGCCGCGATTTGAGCCTGGATGGAATCCGGGGCTGGGGTAGGCTCGAACCGCTGAGGCTGGACCGAAATCCATGGAAGCTCGCGGGTCGGGAGGTCGAGCGTGACTTGGACCCCGCCCTCGTCATCGGCTTCGAGACGGACGCGCTCTCGCTCGACATGGAGGACGATATCGACGGCGCGGGCGAGACGCCGGCGGGCACGATCCGCGGGAGTCCCGGATTCGGGGAGTGAGATGGTCCCACCGCTCGTATCAGCTCGCGAGGCTTCGGCGACTCCGAGATCGAGGAGCGTTTCGGGGATTTCCTCCCCGGCGGCAAAAGGCGAGGCATCGGTCCCGACGGCTCGGAAGTCCTCGACAGGGAGCCAGGGTTCTTCGGACAGCCAGGGGGTAACTTTACCACCGGGGGCTTTACCCCCGAAACGGAAACGGGTTTCCCGGGGCGCGGCATCCCACGTGAGGGGCGGGGCCTCGACATCGAGGGGACCGACCATGGAGTTTTGATAGTGCTGGATTTCCCAGCGCTTATCACCGGTGTCCCAGCGAGCGAGGACTTCGAAGGGGTGGCGATACCCGGCGTCGTCGTCGGTCCCGATTTCCATCGGGCGCCAGTAGCGGATGAACCGCACGAACCGCCGGCCGTCTTCTGCGGGGATGCGACCCCGTGTTAGTTTCGGGAGCGGGAGCGAGATCATACGGCGGAAAAGTGCATGATCCCGCCCTCACTGATCGAGACGGTCAAATTGTGGGTCACAATCTGAGTCGTGCGACGGACCGAGCCTTCACTCCAGCGCAGCTTCGCGAGGACTTGAAAGCCGATTCCCTCTTCCGCGAGGCGGCGCTTTTCGGCGGGGCCAAAGTCGGTCAGGTGTTTGATCTGGAGACCTTCAGGGAAATCCGCAGGCGGGGCGAATTGGTTGTCCTTCAGAGTGATCATGACGACAATCGCACTTTCGTTTTTCTCCCCCGGCTTAGCGTCTTTTAGGTCGAGGTAGACCTCGGAAGCGGAGGCGCGGGTTTCATTTTCCCGGAAGCGATTGAGGCGAACCGGATTGATATCGCCCTCGAGGATCCAGGGGGATTCGTTCTCGACTGTCCCGCCGGAAATGCGGGCTTTTCGACCGCTCGCTGCGACTTCGAAAAAAGTCGAGACGGGGTTTGAAGTGCGGATCCGGACTTTCACCCCGAGCGGGGTTTGGGTCATCATAACATTGGGACCGATCACGAGGGGCAATGTCTTTGCCCAACGAATCACCATGGCCCACCACTCGACGACCTTCTGTCCCCGTTTCGGTTCGAGCTTGTGATAATCGATCATCGATCAAGTGTTGATAAACCGGTAGACGATCGGCTTCCAGCCGCCTACGTCTGAGACGAGAAAAGATTCCTCGATCGCATACCACCGCTCTCCATCAACAGGCTCGAGCTCCTCGACTTGCGAGGGGACTTTCAGGAAATTCCGATCATCTTCAATTCCGTAGTCGGGGGCATTGTAGGGCAGCTCCGTGAAGACTCGACCAACACCGCGCTGAGCCACACTGGGATCGCTCGTGTTGTAGCGACAGCTCACGGTCGCGAGCATGACGAGGAAACCGCTCTCGTTCAACCCGAAAGCAGGGTTGGTCACCAGCTCGCTACTTTCGCGGTCCCCTCCATACCAGTGACCGCTCCGCTTGACCACGAACTCTTCGATTTTCGATTTCTCGATTTGTCGATCGAAAGTGATGCGCCCGGTTTTTTCATCTTCGTTTCCTCCGTAGTTTTCGACCAAGAAATCGATGCCTTTGAATTTCTCAATCGGCTCTTTTTCGAACGAGGGCGCATAGTTCCACTTGGCATCTTCGGGGCGGTTGCGGCCGTTTTTCTTATCGACACCTTCAAAGGTGAGATCGACTCGGAAGCCGGCCTCGATGGTGTCAGAGTTCCAGGTCTCGGCGGTGTAGGCAGGACTGCGAGTGAGGCCTTTATAGGTCAGATTCGCGGCGAGGACATCATCGATTTCGTCCTCGGTATCGGTGTGCCAAGAGCGGACGATGGTGAGACGTCCGGTGTCGTCCGATTGGCGGCTGATTTCAGCGAGACGAGTTGCCATTATCCAAAAGTGGGTTGCCCGCCTCGGCGGGGATTGGTGTTTCTCGCGATTTTCTCCACAGCGGTGGCGGTTTTCTCAGCGGCTTCCTGCGTCTTTTTCGCGACGTTAAGAGTCCGCTCCATGATGATGGTATTGGGACCGCCAGAAATGCGGGAGAGAGCATTCGCGAGGCCGCCTGCGATGACTGATCCTCCTCCGCTGGCAGCAGCGGCGGCGGGGGCGGTTTCCCCGGCGGGGCGGGGTGCATTTTCTTCGGCGGCTGCGTCCTCTTCGCGGTTTTTCTGCTTTTTATCGCGGATCCGTTTTTCGTATTGCTCGATTGCCTGCTTTTCCCACGGGCCTAATTCGATGATTGATCCCTGCTCTTCAAAATTCTTTTTGATGATCTCCATCATTCCCGGGCCTTCCGGTTTGTTCAGCGGGTTATTGGGATCGGCGCCCGCTTTGTTGACCGTCCCCTTAATCCCGGTGGCGATTTTCTCCGCACTTCCACCGAACAATTTCGAATCCTTGAACGAATAGAAAATATCAGCAATTGCAGTGAGCATCCCTTGGCGGAAAATGAAAACCGCTTTCTCCATCGCGGTTTGAAACTGCGTGTCTCCAAACGCATCCATGACGCTCTTGATCCCCCGGGCTGCAAAATCGAGGGCGACGACGAGGCCTTGCTGAAACTTGAGGATTCCATAGGCGAGGTGCTCGTGGAGGTTGAGAGCCCCGAGCATGGCGCGGACTTCTTCGAGGACAGCTTTCATACGCTCCCCAAAGGCTGAGGCTTCGTCCTTCATCGAGCGGACGTATTCGATCGCGGTGGCGAGGAGAGGTTTGAGCTGAGGCAGTAGCTCCTCCGAAAATTCGCGCTTCAAATCGAGAAACTCCTGCTGAAGACGAGCAAAGAGTCCCCCTGCGCTATTCCCCATTCTTTCCGCGCCACCTTCGAAGCGGGCGAGAGGGCCTTCCAAGTTCTGGAAGGCTTCGATGACAGTATCGGCTCCGATTTTACCAGCGGAAACCATGGAGATAATCGCCTGCTCTGTGACTCCCATTTTCGCGGCGAGGACCTCGAAGACCGGCACGCCTTTTTCCGCGATCTGCTGGCGGAGTTCCTCCATCGAGGCCACGCCTTTTGCTTTGACCTGAGCGAGCGCCATTCCGAGACCGGCGGCTTCGCTCGTGCTCATCCCGAGAGATCCCGCGATGTCCAAGAGCGAGCGGTTGAGCTGCATGGCATCGTCTTCGGCAAATCCTAGCGCCATGAAGCGCTGAATCGAACTCGCCATTCCCTCGATCTCGACTCCGGTGCGAAGAGCCTGGGTGCGGAGTTCTTCGAAGATCCGAGCGCCCCCAGAGCCATCGAGACTCAAGGCGTCGAATGAGATATTGAGCCGCTCCTGAGAAATCGCTGATTGTAAAGAACTCGTGAGCTGAGTCGCAATCGCAGCGGCGAGGACGCCCGCTCCGATGATCGGCAACGCTCCGAGGTTAAACTTCATCCCGCTGGAGACGGTCGCCATTTCAGACTGCGCGGCTTTTTTGAAGCCACCGCCGAATTTCTTCCCCCCTTTTTTCCCACGATCGAGAAACTTCGCCATGAGGTGGGAGCCAAGCGCTTCACCCATCCCTGAGGCGACGGCTTTCAATCCACCGATGGCAGTCGCTTTAAAGGCTTTTCCGAAACCACGACCGCCGCGACGACCGGCTTCAGAAATGCGGGGGCCGATACGGTCGATCAGAGCATTCGCTTCCTCTAACTCCCGTCTGATTTGTTGAGCCAATCTCAGGCTTTCTCCACTTCGTGCCATGAGTCAGCCTGAGAGTCAAAAATCAATCGGTTCACCGACTCCTTCATCTTCGTCAATTTCGGCCCCGTAAGGATCGGGTCCCGCGTTGCTTCCAGTCCGCTGAATCGTCCAGATCGAGGGATTGCCCTGCTGGATTACGTGGACATACTGCAGGGCACGGCAAAGCGGGAGCCATTCCATGACCCATTCTTCCGAGGCGTGAAGCCGCTCACAGAGAGCCGCGATCGTCCCCGCCATGATTGTAGCGTGGATTTGATCTGAGGGCGGAGATTCGGAAGCCGACTTCCCTCCCGCGTCACGAGGCTCGGTATCAAATAGAGCGGCTTCACAAAGCTTCATCGTCCGGTCCAGCTCGTTGGCAAAGCGCCCGATCTCCGCAGTGGGGAGCGAACAGGGTTGACTCACGGACTCAACCCTGTCGAGTCTGAAGGCGGACTGAACCTCACCAAGAGGGGCGGCGAGAAGCCAGAAGAGGCGGTCGAGTTCGAGTTGAAGCTGACCGGGGCTCAGCATCTCGCGAGCGGCGGGGAAACCATGAGTCACGATGATGAGGCCCATCACTTCTGATCGCCGATGAGCGTTGATCGAGAATGGTCGAAGGGTAAGACTCCCGCAGGCCCACTCAGCGGCGGGGTAATCGTAAGCCGCTCCGAGAGCACGCTCTCGCACGTCGCTCTGTCCAGTTGTGAACATGAGTCAGAAGGAAAAAAGCCGCTGTTTGAACTGAAGAGAAAACAAGACAAACTTTCAGATCAGGCGCGCGGCGCTCCTAAATTGTGGGGGGCTTCTTTTTCCGTTTCTTCAGAATCGGAATTTCCGAAAACGATGGCCATTTGCAGTCGGTGCTCAGTCCAGCGAGCGACAAAAGCCCGCATCGCGGCGGCTTCGGCGGCGATGCTCGTGAGGTGTTTGAGACGCCAGATTTCCGAGGCGTCATTGATCGCCTTGGCATCGCCTTTGAGCGAGACAAGCGTTTCGGGGTTTTCACACAGAAACCAAACGACCTCAAAGAGATCATCGCAAAATTCGTCGGCAGGTTGATCGGTGAGCTCTTCGGTGACCATCCCGACCGCTTCGATATCGATTTCGAGCTTGGCGGCGAGTTGAAGCATCGAGCCAGTGATGGCGCGGGGATTGATACCATACTCCAGCGCCTTTTCGAGGTGAGGGGCCAAAATTACCTGCGCATCGAGAGCGGCTTGTTCAAGGGTGGTTTCTGTTTTCATCGACTGAGGGGGAGCGTCAATCAGCGCAAGCCAAACTGGCGGAGTTCTTCCATCCGCTGATCGAGGTGAATCGACTTTCGGACATCCCCGACCCTGCGGCCTTTTTTGTAGCGGAGATGTCTTTCGAGCGGGTAGCCATATTCCGGATGCGGAGGATGATCGACCGGGGTGGATAGCTTCCAGACAAATCCCCGATACAGTTCGAGCACGGTCGAGAGGATGATCTGCGCCTCGCGATTCGGAGCGGTCGCGGTGACTTCGAGCAGGAGTTTCCCGCGATGGTTAAAGGGCATCTCCTCGGTCCAAAGCTCAGGGTGATCGCGGGTCATCGCTCGAAAGACTGCTTCCGCGCACCGGGGCAAAGGCTTGTCCGGAGTGATCGTCCCGCAGCGAAAAAAGCGGCTCACTTGCACGATCGAAACGGGCTCGCTCGCAACATCGACTCGGTCGCCGGCCACGAAAGCCCAGACGACGCGCCGCATCTCGGTCCCATCGCTGTATTTCACGAGCGTGTCGAGGAAACAGCTCGGTCCGGTCGTGCCGTTTGGCAGTGTCTTTTCCGGACCATACCACCGGAACCCGAGAGCCTGACACAACATCACCACAAGCGTCACTGGTGACGAGAGAGGCGGGCGATGGTCTACAAAAGGGATTCTGCTTTTGCCTTTTACAGCAGCGAGCGCAGAACCCGAGGCGAGGAGGTCCATCACGCAGCGGCGGCGGCGTTTGGAGCGTGCTCACCGCTCGCGGATCCGCTGTTGGCGCTCCCACTCGACTGGCTTCGACTCACCTTGTCGATGAGCGTGACTCCACCCGTGAGACCAACGATGGTTGGACCCGAGGAAGCCAGGGCGAAATCAGTCGGAAGATCGCCGGAAAAATCGACGTTGAACATCCATTCCTCTCCGTAGGCGCACTTGTGCTCAAAGAGACCGGCCTCATCCAAGACGACATCACCTGTTTGCACAGAATTTGTCATTGTGAACTTTTGGGTGAGAGCAGTATCGATGGAAGCGATTCCGAAGCTGTCGAGAGTGGCCATGAGTAAAGGGGTGGGAAAGTAAGAAAATTAGGCGGCGACGTTTCCGTTGATCTCTCCAGTGACAGTGAAGTCAATATACTCCCCTGTGTTGTGCTCAGTTGTTTCGGCGCTGAGCGCTTTGAAGGCATCTTTCGTGAAATCGCCGGGAGCAATGACGGAATAGTCCGCGCTGCCTTTTCCGGAGATATTAACACTGGTCACGATGTGCTTTCCGCCTCGAAGACGGACTTTGTCCCCATCTTCATCGAGGACCTGGTATTTTTGAATCGAGCCATCATCAGAGGACTCATTCGTGAAACCACCCGTTGGAGTGGTCGCTCCAAAAGTGTCTGTGATGTTACATTCGACGGCCATGGTTTACTTAGTTGCAGGATCGGTTTTTGCGGGGGCGAGATCGACAGTCGCTCCGGACTGGTTTCGGGCGGAAAGTTTTGGGCGAGTCGTGGAGCGTTCCCCGTGGCCGTCTTTTTTGAGCTTGTCCATCTCAGCGCGGGCTTCCGCTTTCGTCAGAAATGGCGTGAGCGCGACGGGACACTTCTCGGCGTTGTTGGTGCAAACGATCTGGACGAGTTCGGACATGCGGGAGTGAGAATGTCAAAGGATCACGAGTGGACAATCGCGAGACGGATCTCGCGGGCGGTCTCGACGTAGTCGCGGCCGGTGCGGTGAGCATCGCTACCGCTCGAACCGATAAACCAATCGTTGAGGACGCCCACTGAGGACAGAGCAGTAACGAGCGCGGTGAGAGTCGTCGGGGTGAGCTGCGCTTCGACCCAGGTGACGACGTCGTTTAGCTGGGCTCGGCTGATATCACTTTCCTGGCGATGACGGACTTTGTAGGTCAGGTCGTAGAGGTGGAGCGGAGGCGCGACGGGGTCGATCTCTTCGGACCATATAATCTGGATACGGTCGGGGGCGACTGAGTCACCTGAAACCTTGGACTCGGCAAGGGCGGCATAGTCCGAAGTCGCTAACTTTGCCGCGAAAAATTCGGACACGAGAGAGGAAACGCTCATGCTTGGCAGATCTTACGGATTTCGGAGAGCCGTCCATTCACTGGAATTGGCGATAGCTTGCGGAGACAGGACGAGCACGCATCGACCTCTCGGGGCATATCGGCCCCATCGTGCGGATGAATCTCCCCGTGAAGGGTTAGCTTCACGGGCGGAGATTCGGGAAACGAAATTTCTTTTTCGCAAAGATCACAAAAGACTTTGATCATAGTCTAGCCACCGTGTCGACTCGCCGTCACTTCCCAGCCCTGGAAGTTATCTCCGCGCCCGTCTACAAAAGTGATGAAATGGGGCTCGTCCTCGAAGATGACGCGCCGCCGCAGAGACGGTTCCGTGGGGTGGTCGGTTTTTGAAAGCCAGAAGGTGATCGACTCAGCCTCGGTCCGGTTTCCATCGGCGCTATCAGCATCGGAGGTGCCGGTCGTGAGGGCGACCTCGTAATCTTCTCCCTCGATCTGGATCGTAGCAGGGAGGTCCGCTTTGAGCTGTCTCAGGGCGCGGCGTTGTGCTCGCGCGATCTGAGTGGCACGGCTCATTTCTTTTCTTCTGCGGCCTTGGCAAGCTCGGCCGCTTGGCGTTTTTGCAAGTCTTCCACCGTGGGGCGATCAGACGGCTTTTCCGCGTCGGAGATTTTCTTTTTCTCCTGAGCTTCAGCAGCGGCGGCCTGCTTTTTCGCAGTCTCTTTGGCTGCTTTGGCGTCAGGATCAGGGAGATTCGGGGCGCGATCTGAATCGCTGCTCCCGGGGTCCTTCGTCGAAGAAGAGGCAGCGGGCTCTTTCGAGCCAGACTCTTCTTTATGGGCTAGAGTGGTAGTGGCGGCTTTTTCAGCGGCGGCGAGGGCTTCATCTTCTTCCGCTTTTTTCGCGGAGGCGGCTTCATCTTCTTCCGCTTTCTTCGAGGCGGCGAGGTCGCGCTGCTCCTGCTCAAGTTCGAGGCGAACTTTGCGGGAAGCTTCGGATTCGTTCACGATCACTTCCGCCCGCTCGGCTTGTTTCTTTGCTTTTGCTGCGAGGTCAGAGAGAGATTTTACTTTCGCATTGGCAGCGTCTAAAGCTTCGCGGGCGGCGGTAGCTGCAAGATCCGCTTTGGCAGCTTCGTTCACGAGCTGCTGAGACTTTGCAAGAACGATATTCTTCTCCCGTTTTGCGCCCGTTTCAGGGCTGTGAAAGCGAGCACGAAGCTCAAGTCCGGTCGCAGACCAAACCTCGATACGAGTGTAGTCGTCGTGGATCCGGGAAGCCATCAACTTTTTGAGAGCGATGCGGTGGTCTTGCACGTTCCCCGGCTCTCCGAGAACCACCGGATTGGCGGCGGGGTCGTGAGGAAAGGCGAGTGTAACAGCAGGAGTCATAAGTGCGCGTCAGTTATAAATTTGTCGCTGATTTTTTTGTAACGTGAGAATCAGCAAACCTCTCGATATCGCAGTGGAATGCAAAAATGATTAAGCTGTATCGACGATGCGCTTGAGGGCGGCGGCTTCGCCGAAGGCGTAACCGTAATTAACCTCGATAGTTTCTTTCCCCATATCGAGATCAGGATCGCCCCACTCGCGATATTCCATCACAAGACCAGTCTCATCATCTTCCATCGCTTCGTAAGAGTTCAGCGCGTTGAGAACGCGAGGCTCCGGAGTGATCGGGCTGAATCCTACAATCGCGGCAGATTCAAGGGCGGCAAAGCCAACAAGGTCTTCTCCGTTGGTAGGCATGATCTCATTCTCGATGAGACCGAACCCGGAAAGGCGAGGGACTTTGCCCTCCAACAGAGGATTCCCTGAACCGTAGCTTCCCTGGTCGAGAATCACAGCGTCCTTCATCACGTTGCCGGTATAGGACGAGCTGAGGACGAGCGACCGCTCGGCGGTTCCCCAGTGATCCTGATTGCAAGCGGTGCGGATATCGATAACATCCTCTTTTGTGAAAGCCGCTGGAGCGCTATCCAGAACAGCGGCCCCGTAATTGGCGGCGGTGACGAGGGTGAGGATGTCTGCGACGACATCTTCTCCGAGCTTGGCACCCTTCTGCATCGCGACCCGTTTGAGATCGAGGTGAGGCTGGCGGCTCGCGCCAGCGGAAGTGACGGCAAGAGCTTGGTATTTCCGCTTGTTGATCGTGACTTCTCGGCCATTGATTGTGCCGTTGTCGTCGAAAACGTAACCATTTGCAGCCACGAAGTCTTTCGACGCGGTGGCGTGAAGAGGAAAGTAAGGAACGACGAGCTTGTCGGTACCTTCGAGCTTCACATTGTTAAATCGGTGAGCAAAAATGGCGATCGCCAAGAGATTTCTTTTCAGCGCCTCCATGGCGTCGAAAAGGAAAGCCTGGCGCTTGAGGGTGGAGTCGAGAGTGGTATCGGCCATGATAAGGGAGGGTCAGAGAGAGATGGGAATCAGTAGTTCTTGAGTTCGAAATGCGTTAGAATGTCAAAGGGCTAGTTAAGCCCCATGTTTGCGGCTGCGATTGCTTCGCGATGTTCGCGGATGTAGGCGCTGCGGTCGCGGCCCTTGAGCTGAGCAAGAGCGGCTTCGTGATCAGCGCCCGTGACAGCGTCATCAGTGGAGTCCGGGAGATCTTCCTCAGAAACGTGATTGTTCGCCGCGACTCGCGCGGCCTTCTCCGAAACCGTCTTGTCTTCGGCTTCCAGCTCCGCAATGCGAGTGGCGAGCTTTTTACCCTCATCAGCTTCTTCGGTGAGAGTCACGACTTGGGCTTCAAGCGTGGTGATCGTGGCGCGGGCATCGGAAAGCTCTGCTTTCAGCGTGGCAACCTGTCCGACGAGATTGGACTTGGAGCGGAGCGTGGCTTCTGCCTTTTGGAAAATAGTGAGACCGGGCTGCGCGGAATCCTGAGGCTCTTCTTTTTCCGTTTCATCTTCCTCGGGCTCTTCATCTTCAGGAGTTTCCTCGTCGGTCTCTTCTGATGTCTCAGCGAGAGACTGGAAAAACTTGAGTTCCGCGCTTTCAGAGGCGGACAGATCATCACGACCGGAAAGTTCGTCGAGACGGGTTTGCTGGGCTGCGGTGAGTTTCTTCATTCTGGATCAAAAAGGAATCGTATGATGACGGGAGCGATGTCAAGAGAGACGATCCAGCTCAGCGGCGACGAGGGAAATCAGATCACGGTGTAGCCCATCGACGAGGCCGGCCGCAAGCGCCTCATCTCCGGAAAAACCCTGGCCTTGCATCGCTTCGGGTTTCAATCCAGGTCGTTGCGAAAGACAAAAGCTTTTGAACTTTTTACTGAGGGTATCGACTTGGCTTTGAAGATAGTCGGCCTCTTCTTCGGTGAGAGCTTTTCCCGGTGTTCCCATCGCTTTATATTTCCCATCCCGAAAAACACGGAGAGCGTAGCCTTCCATTTCGTAGGCTTTGGAACTGTCGAGGACGGAAATGAAGGTCCCGATACTGCCAGTCACACCACTGGATGACGTGTGAATCTCGTCGCACGCAGCTCCGAGCTTGTAGGCGGCGCTTGCCATGACCGAGTCAGTATAGGCAACGGTTCGCTTCACCTTGCTCAGATCAACAAAGCGAGCGGCGGAGTCTGAACTTTCACGGGACAGTCCACCCGGCGAATGAATATCGAAAATGACCGTCTCAATGCGGTCGTCGTTTTTGAGTTCCTCAATATCCTGATCAATCCAGGCAAGATCACAGCCGCCGCAATAGGTTTCCATCCAGCTCAGCCGCTTTCCGAGGACACCATCAATCGTCATGATCGCAAGGCGGGAGTCATTACTGATCTCGACGTGGTTTCGGAAACGATCACTCTCCCGCTCAGGACCGAGACCGAGACGATCTTCAGGGATAGCAAGGTCGCGACCACTTTTCATCTGATCGAGCAGTGCAGTCGCGATGGAATCGTGATGGGATGGCAGGATTTCCCACGGCTCGGTAAAAACTTTTGAAAAGATACGGGGGTAAGGGGCTGTCATTCTGGAAATTCTAAAAGTAGTTCACGTGAACCATTGCGGTTAAGAGGCTTTTTCTTGCGGTTTCGACGGTTCGGGCATCGCTGTGCCCTGTGGGGGAGCGAGCATGTTCGCAATAATCATGTCGATTTGATGCTGCGGAAGGCCCTTGTCTTCTGCCATTTCCTGAATCGCGAGGATCTCGTCGAGCCATTGATCGATCTCGACATTCCAATCCTTTTGAAGCTCGGAGTAGTGCTCATCGAGAGTGCGGAGAAGATTCCGTCGCTCGTCGATCGCGAGCTTGCCTTCGCGGCCCCGGTCGATCCCTTTTTTCTTCGGCGGAATAAAATCGACGGTCCACCACCCAACGTGGTCGCGTAGCTCTTCGGGGATCTCCGGTTCGCGGAGACGGCCACTTGCAATCTCAGCTCCGATGAAGTGAAACCACCACCATTGGCAGAAAGGGATCAGGGTCTCCATGCGGCGCGACTCAAGCATTTCCTGCGTATCGGCGGCAAGCCATCGCTGAGTGTTTCCGTTCAGGTTTCCAAGGTCTGAAACCAGCTCGGGAGCGAAGTCGAAACCAAGGGCGGTGCGGCGAACTTTCCAATCAAGGAATGCCATCTCGTTTTCATGAGGCTGCGCAGATTCGAGAAGTTTCGGCTCGATGTCGTCGAAGCTCGGCATGTTCCCCCCGGAGAAAACTTCTTCGTAGCGGAGGATCTCATCTTCTTCCTCCTCTTCGGCTTCGCCGGAATGCTCGCGGCGATAGTTTTTCATGCGGCCCTGGATGCCTCGGGAGCCTTTTAGAGTCGGAGCGTCTTTTCCGTCGCGAGGGGCGAAATAAAGCGCGATATTGTTCCGGGTTTTCACTCCGAGAGTCATGTCGTTCTCGACTTCGCGGACATCCAGCATCGCGTTCGCGACGGAGTGAAAAGCGGACATTCCGCGGCGTTGACCGGCTCGCTCGTATCGAGCGGAAAGGTGAGCTTGTCCCGCACGGAGAATCTTCCGCTTTTTCGGATCATTCGAATCGAGGATGGAATAGGCGAGGGCGAGCTTGTGGCGGTCAGTTTTGACCCCGTCGTAAAAATCAGCATCGGGCTTTTGGAGGGCATTGCCGATTTGGTGGGCCTCGTAGCACTTCACTTGAGTGCGCCCGTTTTTTCCCACGACGGGGACGGAGAGCATATCTCCATCTACTGATACACGGCGCGAGAGAAGGACCTGATAGGAAAAGAAATTGTGTTTCCCGCTCCGGTCGAATTGGAGCGGAGACATCGCGGCATCCATCGCGAGGCGTTTCACGAGCGCATTCCACTTCCGATCCGGAGTAGCGGGCTGAAACATCATCCAGCCCATCATGCGGGCGTAGCCATCGGCGCAGCGCTTCGCGAAAGGGTCATTATTGTAGAGCCAACGCGCTTTGATCATCGTCTCCGTGCGGTTCGTCGGATTGATCTCTTTTGAGGTGTCGAGGGTCGGAAACACGATGTGACCCCGGCTCGAGCTTGACCGATCTCCGCTGCTGAAACCACCGCCTCCACCACCTCCGAAGAAGCTGGAAACTGGCATGATGCGACCATTCGGCATCATGACGCGAAGCTCCCTGGGAATGGAGCCGGCAGAACTCGCAGCCAATCCGGAGAGAGCGGAATGACTGCGAGTTTGCGGACGGCGCGGCTGTGGAGAAGACGCCATAAAATTATTCAATCCGGCGCGTGCGGAAATCCATGGAGTGACCACGACCACTCGGGGTTTCAGCTCCGCTCTGTCGCTCAATCGCGGCCTCAAGAATCGTGATGCGTCGATCACGCTCCGCTTCATTGCGGACCCGGAACGTGAATCCGACCTGCGCAAGCCGCTGCTCAATGACATCGGAGTCTTCGAGCGAGGCTTCGAGCAAGAGCGACTGAGCAGACTCCAGCTCGGAAAGGGTGTATTTCCGCGTGTAGATGCGGACAAGGGTCTCAGCGGATGCCATGACCGCTTCTCACTGTCAATGCAGCCCCTCGACAACGATGACGCGGAAAACAAACTGCTTTTTACAGCAATCGCCGTAATCGTTTGGACCGAGCGATTCCTTATGCTCGAAAATCTGCTTTTTCCGGTCTCCGACCTTTTTAGTGATGAGGCGCTCCGTGGTCAGCTCTTTACGTATCGGCGGGGGCACTGGATCGGGCATCCAAAAGCGCGGTTCTTCGCGGCGGTGAATCTTGCCTACGTAGAAATCCATTTTCACGCCGTGATCATAGTAGGCCCAGATATCGACCTGGTCACCTTCATCGGTGATTCCGATCGCTTCGACGAATCGGATGTTTTTCCCTTTAAATTCCGAGTTGTAGCCTTCACCCCGGGAAGGATAGAGCTCAAAGCCCATCGCCTGAGCGCGGACACACATTTTCCAGATCGGGCCGCGCTGGTATCCGGAGTCGATTAGCCCGCCGAAAATTCGGAAGGTCGATTTACCATCTTTTGAGCGATAGTGGCGATCTTTTAGGGTGAGAAAATGATCCTCATCTTCGCAGATGCCATAGTCGATCAGATAGGAGTCGCCTTTTTTACTCCAGCAAAAGACGACGTATTTGATGCAATCGCTCTGTCTGTCACCCGTGATCGATAAATAATCGACATCATCGACGGGGAGATATCCGTCCTCGAGCTCTTCGTGATTTTCGTAGCAGAGCGAAAAGCGATGTCCCAGGGTGATCTTCTCGCCATTGATATCCTCGACGATTCCTCCGCGAAGCGCGTCGATTGCGTCATCCTGAAACCCGACTTCCTGCGGCTCGATCGGCCGTCCCATGTGCTCAGTCTGAAACGCATTCTGCGCGGTGATCGACGGCGCGGTGTGGTAGGCGACGAGATACTTCTTAGCGAGGTTTCCCCACTTCACTCTTTTGAACAGCGAATAGAGATCAGAGATGTGGAAAGACCGACAGCCTGGCTCAGCGAGCACTTCCCGGCCGTCCAGCTTTTCACGTAGCTCAAGCGGGGTCGGGACCCAGATCCCCGCGTTAACCATGTCGCGCTTATGATATTCCTCGATCCGCCCGTCACAAAGCTGACACTCGTAATAGGTATCATTCACGACCCGCTCGAGATCCCAGCCACTCGCAAGATCTCGGCAATGTCCATAGCGAATCTGATCCCATACCAGCTCGATCCGACCGGAGCAGTGAGGGCAAGGGACAAGAAACTTTTCCTGCGTCCCTTTCAGAAAGCATCGGTGAATAATTCCGCCCTTTTCCTGCGGCTTTCCGAGAACAAGCAACAGGCCATCATCGACCGTCGTGAAGCGGCCTTGGATATTGTCGTAACTCGTCGTGCCGTCGCCTTGCAGTTCGTGATCTTCCGGCTCATCGAGAACTCCGAGTCGATACCATGTTTCACGAAAGGCATTCGCGGATCCAGAACCGGAGACTGAGATCTCCATGTTCTTGAGGATGATGTGATAGGTCGATTGATCCGCTGGGTCGTCGGTGAGCTGATCTTCCGCGCAGTCTTTCAGGGTCTCCTTGAGACGGACTTTCGAGACACGCTTCGCCTTTTTGTCGGAGTTGATCACGTAGCCAACATTTCCCGGCCAGTTGTCTGGCATCCAGCGAACAACATTCAAAGTGCCCTCAGTAGCTCCGGACTGAGACGATTTCATGAAAGCGCCTTCGCTCACGCCTTCCTGTCGAGGGAGATCCTGCCACTCCCGCACCCAGGGCGTGAGAGTGGAATCGTAGTGACCGGCCTCGGCGGCCATCGACTCCGTGAAGAAAACGTTTTTGTCCGCGAACTCCCAAACCGACTCTTTAGGCTTCCCCTTGAATTGACCGCAAAAAATATCGAACAAGAAAAGAACTTCTCCTATCATTTTGTTTGGAGGGCCGTTGAAAATTCATCTTCGCGGAGACGCGCAAAACAGGCCTCTAAGTGCCGTTCGGAAAAGGTGAGCAACTCGTCATCGGTGAGAGTCGGAGCCAGGTCGCGACCGTAAATTTTCATCGCGGCCTGAAAGTTTCGGCGGAGCGTTCCAGCGAGCGAGGTGAGGAGACCCAGTAGCTCAGTTTTATTCACCAGCTCCCCACGCTTCACGAGGATGTTTGTGATGTCCTTTTCCCAGTGCCGTTGTTTTTCCTCGGCATCGAGCCAATCTTTTCGCCAAGTCCCTGCTTTGGTGTGGTCACCTTTTCTGAGGGCAGCCTGATATTGTTCGTAACACAATTTGGAAGCGGATCGGAGCCGCTGAAGCGAGTCCATCGCGGATCCTGCCGCTGCCATGTCGAGAGTGATCGACTCCGGGATATCTTCAGAGCCATCTACCGTCTCAGCTTCCAAAGAAAACTCTTCCGAAGCTGCAGTTTCCGGAGACGACCGGGCAAGCCGCTCGATTGGAGAGGGCACTTTCTGGGACATCCATTTTTCCCACCAAATCACAAGCTGCTTCGGGTCCTCCAAGGGCGGGAGATCCTGATTCTTCTTTCCAAGACGGACCCAGCCTCGGATCGCGCTTTCTTTCCGCTGATACTTTTCCCCATAGGCGGCGTAAGTCTCTGGATAGTAGACCCGCCCATCCGCTCCGACTCGGATCTCGCTTTTGGCGGGTTGCGGTGATTTGGTGACCACAGAAGACAGGGCTTTTTTCCCAGCAGCTTTTTCTTTCTGAGCTTCAGCTTCAATAATTGCCCGCTCACGGGCATTGAGAGGCTGGCCGGTATCGGCTTTGGCGATAATGTTTGCTAGGTCTTTCTCAAGGATATCGCTGAATGAGGCAGTCGGCTCCTCACTCATCGCGATGATTCAGCAGGGTTTCCATCCAGCGGCGGTGAAAAGCGAGGACCTCACGCGACTGAAACACCGTCATTTGCTCAACATTGTTTGAGCTTCGAAGATTGGCACTCGTTTCAATTGTCCAGGCGAAGCGAGCCGGATAGTCGAAGAGAATCACCTTCGCGTGACTTCGCGCAATTTTCAGAGAGACCCGATCCGCCGAAAAAACGGAGAGGATCATCGTGTCGAGAGCCTGAAAGATTTCTTTATTTGTGTTTTTGAAGTAGTGCGAAATCAAGAGCGTGATGCGCAACTCTGGAGATTCCCCTAAAAATCGAGCGAGCATCGCCACATTTTTCGCGGACAAAGAAAGGGTCGCGATATCCAACCGTAGCGGGAAGCCATGCTTTAGCACGACACGATCCAAAAGGTCGCCAAGGACGAAATCCCCCGGGGTGATCGCATGAAGGACCTCATTGTCTGAAATTGGAAAGCTCTCAATGATCTGATCCGCATTTTCCGGCTGGATCAGTTTTCGAGCGCGAGCTTTATCCCTTCGTTTCATCCGATCCTTTTGGCGCTGGATGAAAACCCCGGTCCCAGTCGGGAAATGCTTTGCCCGAAGGACGGTCTCGCCCCCGACTTTGAACGATTTGAGAGCATTTTTCACGTGATCCGACATGAGCGACAAGATTCCACGGTGTCGAAGCGTCAAAATAGTAAAAATGGGGGTCCCTCAAGCGCATATTGGTCCTGAGTCACGGGCGAGGCCCCCCTCAGGGTCAAAAGATTCCTTATCCCCCCGTCTCTTACTGTTACTTTAGTTTCTAATTTGGAATATCTATTGTCATAACGTCATAAAGAGAGGGTAAAGGTAAGCAGGGCAACGGTTTGAGCCGTGACGTTTCAATGAGCTGGATTGTCATTTGTGACCTTTCTCTTGTCACTTTCCAATCAGAGGGCGCGTCGATTCAGGTCATTGAGCGCTTTCGATCACGCTTGTGACGAGACAGTGTCCTTTTGTGACATTACTTGAGTTGTTCTTCAAAACACAAAGGTCACAGGAGAATCGAGACGCCCGAGAAAAGCGCGGCGGCACCGGCAGGGGCAGTGCAATAGGGCGCGCTCGCTTCGCTCGTTGTAGAGGTAGAGACTGCTTCGCAGTCTAGGGCGCGCTCGCTTCGCTCGTCGTAGAGGTAGGCGCTGGCGCGGCAACGACCGTGCAAGGGTAAACCCGCTTCTTCGCTTGGCGGCGATTTCCGAACTGAACGAGACGGCCTTGCGTGTCCAGGATCTCACGACCCTTCCACTTCGCGAGGCGACGTCCGAACGCTTTGTTCTGATCGCGGGCCGCTCCTACCAAGTCATCCATCGAGAACCCAATCTCGGGCTGATCTTCCCACTCTTCGATCTTCTTGAGCATGTCTGCGATCGTGAAGTCTCGTGAGTCCTCACCGGGCATCATGCACTCACCTGCGAGCATTCCGAGGAACTCCTTCCACGCTTGGCTTTCCTCGTCACCACCTGCACCCAGCTCAGGCTTCTGGAGAGGATCTCCGAAGCCGGCACCTCTCACAATCGCACCGATCACCTCTGTCCAGCGCTCAAAGGTAGGCTTCACGTTGGTGACCTTCACACACCCGCGCTCGCTCCAGGTGCGGACCATAGCCCACAGCGCCGCGAGGACGCGCTTCCTGACCTCTGGACTGGAGAGATAGAGAGGATCGATGAGCTGATCAAAGACACGCCCCTCGACCTCACCCGCGAGATGCAGCTCGATGATGAGAGACCGCCGTTCGAGATCGCGGGTCGTCTTGATCTGATTTCCCGTCGCGATCACTTGAGTGACGTTTGGGGCTTCGAATTCCTCCTGCCCTCCCATCTTTCGTCCGGAGTGGATTGGCTCTGTGATAAAAGCATTGAGCGCGTTTGAATAGAGACCCGCTCCGATGTCGTCGAGAATGTAGTAGGGAGACCGGCGGATCGCCTGCGTGTCGAGCAACTTGTCGAACTCCGCATCATCCTTTGGTTTCCGCGCAATTTTGGGGAGCCCATAGATCGGGATCAGTTGCCCTTGCGCGAGCGTGCCCTTGCCCGTCCCCGGTTGGTTTCCAATGATCATCGCCATCGGGCGCAAGACCCCCGTCCCGAAAAAGCCCCGGCAAAAGTTTCCCAACGTCATCGCGACATGGACCGCGACAGAGCGGTTTTCGCGGAAATCACTGAGGGCAGGCCCTAAGTCGGCGAAAGGGTAGCTTTTCAAGATATCGTGAAAGACATCGAACGCTTCCTCGATCGGCATGTCGGTCGGGTAGCGGATTGATTCACAGGTGAAAATCCCGCTTTCCTCGTCGAATCCCGGTTTCAGCAGCTCCACACGCTTCCCCTTGTCGCGGAGGACAGGCATCCGCACCGGGTGAACACCCTTCAGCTCTCGGAGCGCGAACCGGAATTGATCAGCAGCCATGACCTGCTTCGCGAGCGCATCACCCATCGTGACTGGTCGAAGCTCTCCGAAACGATCATACTTGACCGTCTCGACCCAGTGCTCGAGCCATGACCCGAAGCGCACCGAGGTCATCGTCTCCGTCTTTCCCGTGAGTTCGTCGACCGTGACAATTCGATCACCCATGCGGTAGATCCCACACCCTCGTGAGATTAGCTGACCCAGCTCACGACCGAGCTTCTTCCCGATCGGCCACGCCAGATTGACCTCAGGGACGATCTTGTCGTCGGACGATTCACCCTCCCCGACTGGGACACGGAGGCCCATCTGCGCGGCGGTAGGCGCGAGGCGGTTCCGCAGCTCGTTGGCGGCGTCTCCAGGTTGTGAATCTTGATCTCCCATGTCATTCAGCGGCTGCTATCGTCCGCTTCGGGCGGCGATCGACGAGGCGACCCCACGCGGGATCTGGATCCAGATACCAAAGTTCTTGGATTTTCCCCGTCTCGATGCGCTTCACTCCGGGGACACGCGACATCGGGAGCCCTTTCGCGGCTTGCGCATCGGCACCGATGACCTCGAGAACACCCGCGAGGACTTGAGCGCAATCGTCAAATTCGACCTTGGACTTCGCATCGATCCGGATCAGAGCGTGAACTGACTTTCCTCCGCTGGAAAAAATCGCGGCGATCCGCAGCTCCAGCATCGCGATGGCTCGGAGCCAAAGGTCGAGCGGAGCCTCGTCGGACTCGAGGACGAGGTAGGGGAAATGAGTGACACAGGCGGCGGTGCGACGCGACCACTTCACGTTTCCCTTTTTATCCTTTCCCCCCGGTCTCCATTTCCCATCGATCGGGGCCGCCATGAGGAGCATCCCCGCATTGCTTTCCGTGGGGATCTCGCTCGCGACCGCTTTCGTGTCGGGATCTTGACCGAGGCGGAAAGATCGAGCCTTCCAGACGGCGAAGTCGCCCTTGTTCCACTTCCGCTTCATCATCACGACGAGATCTTCGGGCGCGAAGAGCATCGAGAGGACATCGGCGGCGAGACCGGGTCGGTTTCCCCATTCCACCGCGAAAGGCGATCTTTCCGCGAGCCAGACTCGATCAACCTGCTGGCGACACCCTGCGGTGAAGGTCCGGAGCGCCGTGATTTCGTAGCGGCGGCTCTTTTTCTCCTCATTCCGGGGGGCGGGAGCGACGCCATCTTTCATTTCCTCCCGAGGCTTCCCCTCGAGGAGATACCCGATCGGCTTTTTATCCGCAGATTGCGCTGCGGACCGAAGCTTATGCTGGAGATCCGGGAGCGACCAGGGCGGCTCACAACGGGCGTTGTATTCCTCCATTAGCGGGAGAGCCTCCTCCGGTGAAAAAGCGAATCCCTTCACGAGAGCGCACGCGACCGAGAAGGTCGACGAGTGACCGCCCGCTCCGGAGAGCGCCGGGTCCATCTGCGCGACGTATTTCCGCGCGCGATCTGTGATCGAGAGCGGCATTAAATCCCTACGATGTTTCTAAACTCACGATCATCTTCCCTGAAGGCGGCGGAAACCACATTCGACGGCGAAATATCTAGAGGAGAGACCGCTCTGACTCCTATATCAGGGAGGCAATGCAAATAGATTTCAGTTGTCTCAGTCGACTTATGACCCATCAAGGACGCGAGAGAGCGAATGTCCATCCCATTTCTGAGAAGAGAAGTCGCAAAGCTATGTCTTAGGACATGCGGGTGGACGCGTTTCATGATTCCGGCGCGCGAGGCGGCTACCTTCAGGGCCCTCGAAACACACCGATCAGTGATATGATGACGTCGTCTCACCCCCGAGCGGGGGCACACTGAAAGGTTGTTTGCGGGGAATATCCAGAACCACCCAAATTCAGCTGTCTGGGAGCCCAACTTCTTTAGAAGGGAATTAGGCAAATACGGCGGAGGGTTTCCCTGCTTTTGGTCCATGTCCCACCAATAGCGAGCCTTCTCACACTGCTCCTTTAGATCAGCGGACAATGATCTAGGCAAAGGCACCACTCTGTCCTTACCACCTTTACCATTGCGGACTGTAATCGTAAAAGACTCAAAATCGAGATCTTTCACTCGGATCGAAAGCATCTCAGTCTTCCGCAGACCCGCTCCAAACATCAACTGGGCTTGCAACTGTGCAACGCCATTCATCTGACCAAAGAGAAGGTGGCATTCCCTTTCAGTGAGAAAGTCTGGAATTTTCCGATTTCTACAGGCTGGCTTGAAATCTAGCTTCCCCACTTCTTTCTCCAAAACTCTTTTGTAGAAAAACACCACGGCATTCAACGCTTGAGCTTGGGTTTTAGGGGCTACCGATGGAGCCATTCCAGACAACCACTCTTGCAGTCCTTCACTGGGATTCTGCCGCTTCCATTCAGCGAATTTACCTACCCAGTGCGCGTAAGTCCTTTCTGTAGAAAAAGCCATATTTCTAGATCTACACGTCTCTATGGTCTTTTCGACCGCTTCTGTTTTGTTCATCGGTTCTGTTTTCACTGTCTAAACGACCCTTTAGTCGTTCAATACTCTGTTCTCCTTTGAAATTCTACCACTGCGCATCGTCTTCGCCAAACTCCCTCCGCTCTGCTTCCGCGATTCGCCATGGGATGTTGCGATTACCATCCGATGTGCCTCTCATGTGATTCGCTTTACGTGTTAGGGCCTGATCAATTTTCCAATTTTCCAATCGTTGTTCATAGGCATATTTCGACTCTCCCCGCTTTCGTTTCGGAGTAACCGGAACAGGAGAACAAGGCGCATCAGCCAATGACTTTTCTTTAGGTTTTTTATCATCTGATTCCGTTGGTTTATTGTTTTCATGGCTCATTGTTTTCTTGTGGTTGCGCCGTCATGGCTGTGCTTCAGCGTTCGCGGGAGAATATGAACGAGCAAACTTCTCGCCACGGTCTGCGCATCCATCGCAGTCGTGAGCAAATACTAAAGCCCAGTCCTCGTCGTCTCTGTGAGTGTAATACCGCTCGGAGTCGCTTCCC